TAAAGTCGCACAAAGTCGCACTTCAGACCTTTTTAGGTGCTAGGCTGTAAATACAAGTCAACTACGAGATTTGGAGAGTATATGCCTAACCCACCGAAGCCTATTGAGCAGAAACGCCTTATCGGTAACCCTGGTAAGCGCCCTTTGCCTAAAGATGCTATTGAGTTAGCGCAAATTGATATGAGACCTGCACCTTTACGCCCTTTGAGAGATACGGGGACTGCTTTTTGGGATGAAGCGTGGAATAAAGGTCAGTTGTGGTTGGGGCGAACTGATGCTTGGCTAGTGCAGTTAACGGCAGAGATGCTTGATGAACGGGATGAATTGCGAGATATTCTTTCCGAGCGTGTAGCTAACGGTGATAATGATTCTTGGCGTGACCGCAGACAGTTGCGTGACCTTGAACGAGCGTTGATTTCTAACTTGTCTTTGATGGCTTGGACACCTGTTGACCGCAGTAGGTATGGTTTGGCGGAAGTTAAGGCTAAATCTAAGTTAGCGGAGTTTATGGATAAGCATGGGTAGTTGGCCACCTGCTTGGCTGACCCCTGTTTCTGAAGAAGAAATCGCTAATGGTAAGGGTGAAGCCGTTATTGCTTTTGCAGAGACTTTTGGAATTATTACTAAAGATTCTGTTGCAGGTAAGGCTGGTGTTCCTTTACAGTTGCGTGACTGGCAGAAAGAGTTGCTTCGCCATGTTTTTGCTTATGACGAGAAAGGTTTGAAGCACCGCATCAATTTGATTGGTATGCCACGCAAACAAGGCAAATCGGCTTTGGCTTCCACGCTAGGTATTTATGGGCTTTTGGCACAAGGCATTAATGGTGCTGAAGTTTATTCGTGTGCAGCTGACCGAGACCAAGCCCGTATTGTGTTTGCTGATGCTAAGAAGATGATTGAAGCGCACCCTGACTTGTTGAACATGGTGAAGTTGTATAGGGATGCTATTGAAGTGCCTTCTACTGGTTCTGTGTATCGTGTGCTATCTAGCGAAGCGTTCACAAAAGAAGGCCTTAGCCCAACATTAATTGTGCTTGACGAGCTTCATGCCCAGCCCAATCGTGAACTTTTTGATGTAATGTCTTTAGCACAGGGCGCTCGTGGCAACATGGCTTCTATGATTGCTATTACTACTGCTGGTGTCAAATCAGACAACACAGGTCAAGATAGCATTGCTTATTCGTTGTATCAATATGGTCAAAAGGTATCTACAAAAGAAATTATTGACCCAACATTTTTTATGAGTTGGTGGGAAGCGCCTATGGAAAGCGACCATAGACTACCTGAAACTTGGTATGCAGCTAATCCTGGTATAGACGATATTTGTGCTTTATCTGATTATGAATCATCTGTGTTAAGAACACCTGAATCAGAGTTTCGCACTAAACGCTGTAATCAATGGGTTTCTAGCCAAACATCTTGGCTTCCTACAGGCGTTTGGGATGCCGTAGCAGAACCTGAAAAACTTGACCCTGATGGAGAATATGTTTTAGGGTTTGATGGTTCATTCTCTGGAGATACGACAGTTATTGTTGGTTGTCGCAAACCAAGACACGAAGAAGATAAACCTTACATTTTTCTTGTAAAGGCTTGGGAAAAACCAGTTGATGCTGACGATACTTGGCGTGTAGATATTTTAGATGCTGAAAATGCCATAAAAGACTTTTGTTCTAAATATAAGGTTCGTGAAGTTGCTTGTGACCCTTTCCGTTGGCAAAGGTCTATGGAAGCCTTAGCAGATGCTGGTGTTCCTATTGTTGAGTGGCCTTCTACTTCGGCTAGGCGTATGATTCCTGCTTGTGCTAACTTTTTTGATGCTGTTGTAGAAAAGAGACTTACCCATGATGGCAATCCTTTACTGGCTCGTCATTTGAGCAATGCTGTTGTAAAGACTGATAATCTTGGTGTAAGGATTGTAAAAGAGAATCGTTCTAGCAATAGGCGTATTGATGCTGCAGTAGCTGCTATCTTGGCGTATGACCGAGCAGGGGCTAAAATAGAAAAGCGGATAGTGCCAAAGTTTTTTGGATAGGTAAATTATGATTTCATCAATAATTCAAGCAACAGGCATCATTATTGTTGCGTTAGGTATAGGTTTTATTTATCCGCCAGCAGGTTTGATTGCTTTGGGTATTGGCACACTTCTTTTTGGTTTAGCTCTTGGAATGGATAAATAATGCTAAATAGGCTTCTAAATACTCGTTCTGTTTCTTATCAAAGCATTTTCTCTATGGGTGGAGACTTTGGAATAGAAAGCCAGTCGGGTATCAATATTACAGGGAAAAACGCTTATGAAGTTGTTGCTTTCTTTTCTGCTGTAAGCCTTATTAGCGATACCATTTCTACTTTGCCTGTGGATGCGTTTATTCGTGTTGATGGTGAGCGCAAGCCTTACCGCCCACGACCAGCATGGGTTGACCAACCAGATATTGATACTACTCGTCAAGCACACTTTGGTTCTGTTGTTTCTTCTCTACTTGTTTTTGGTAATTCTTACACAAGAGTTTTTAGAGACAATAAAGGTGATGTTGTAAATCTTGTTGTTCTTGACCCAGCAAAAATGGAAGTTCGCCGTTCTGCTATTGGCAAGAAAATCTTTGTTTATGCAGATGAACCTAAACCTTTAAACTCGGATGAAGTTATCCATATCATAGACCTAGCGACACCAGGCTCACTTACAGGCTTAAGCCGAGTAGATAAGTTAAAAGATGCTCTCGGTGTCGCTACGGCTTTGCAATCTTACGCAGCTCGTTTCTTTGACCAAGGCTCTACCACAAATGGAATTATTGAATATCCAGGAGAACTCACACAAGAAGAAGCTAAAGACCTTCGTGAAGGCTTTGATTCTCGTCACAGGGGATTTAAGAAAGCTCACAAGACTGGTGTTCTTTCAGGTGGGGCAAAGTATGTAACTACTACTGTTCCAAATGACCAAGCACAGTTCCTTGATTCACGCAGATTTGCTGTTGAAGAAATTGCTAGAGCATTTAATATTCCGCTACATATGTTGGGCATACCAGGAACAGCAAGTTATGCTTCTGTAGAACAAAATAACTTGCAATTTATTTCTCACACTCTTAGACCTATTTTGGAGAAATTAGAGTGGGCTTACAGTAGAGTTCTTCCATCTACAGCATTTATCAAATTTAATTTTTCTGCTTTACTTCGTGGAGACCTACAAAGCCGTTATCAAGCATATTCAATTGCTACACAGGCAGGATTTAAGTCAATCAATGAAATCAAGAAACTTGAAGATGAACCAGCCGTAGAAGGTGGAGATGCTTTTAGAGTTCCACTAGCAAATGTAAATATTAATGCTGCTGACCTATCAGAAACTGAAGCAAAAGTAAAGATGGCTGACACTTTGATTGCTGCTGGCTTTGACCCTGAAGCAGTATTGATGGAACTTGGTTTGCCTAATATTCCTTATGTAAAAACAGAATATCCAACAGTCGCACCAACTAATGACCCTGTTCATGTTGGAGACCCAAGTAATTCTTCTGATTCACAAAGTATGGGGGCATAATGATAACTCCTGGCGATTACAACATTAAATGTCCACAAGGGGCAACTTTTGATAAAACTTTCACTATTACTGTGAATGGTTCTGCAATGAACTTAACTGGTTATACAGCAGCTATGCAAGTTCGTGAAACCTATGATTCAAGTTCAACTATTTTGTCGCTAACAAATGGTTCTGGAATTACTTTGGGTGGAACTGCTGGAACTATTGCTTTACTTGTTTCTTCCACAGCAACTACTGCATTTACTGAAGGTTTTTATTCTTATGACCTAGAGATTACTTCGGGTGGTGGATTTACTGACCGCTTGCTACAAGGCAAGTTTGTGGTCACACCACAGGTGACTAAATGAGTAGCGTAACTGTATCTGTTACAGAAAATAACCCAGTAATAACAGTTTCTGATAATGCAGTTGATATTGCTATAACCGAAAACATTGTTTCAATAAGTGAATCAACTACTGGGCCACAAGGTGCAACTGGGGCTAAAGGCGATACTGGTGATACAGGCCCTACTGGTTCACAGGGTATTCAAGGTATTCAAGGTTTGACTGGCGCAACTGGTGCTGATGGGGCTAGCTATACGCCTGGTGACCCGATTTATGTTACTGTCCGTAATACGACAGGTTCAACATTGGCTAAGGGCAGTATTGTTTATACTTCTGGTGGTAATGGTACACATACACAAGTTTCCAAAGCCCTTGCAACATCTGATAGTACTTCGGCACGAGTTTTAGGTTGGCTTAGTGAATCTATTGCTAATAATGCTTCAGGTTTATGCCAAGTTGAAGGTTATTTAGATGGCATAAATACTCAAGGTATTACTGAAGGTACTCAACTTTACCTTTCTGGTACTGTTGCAGGTTCATTTCAAACAACTAAACCACAAGCACCTGTTCACCTTGTTTATGTAGGTGTAGCAGTTAAGGCTTCTGCTGGTAATGGTCGTGTTTATGTCAAAGTTCAGAATGGCTATGAACTTGATGAAATACATGATGTTCAAATAACTTCTATTGCAAATAATGATTTAATTAAATATGATTCTGCAACTAGTCTTTGGAAAAATGTTTCACAAACAACATTAAGTGTTGGCACAGCTAGTTACGCTACGACTACTGGTACAGCTACTTATGCGAGTACCGCAGGTACTGCTGTTTATGGGACTACCGCTGGAACAGCTAGTTATGCCACTTTAGCTGGTACTGCCGTAACTATTTCAAATTCAATAACTAAAAGTCAGGTTTCAGACTTTACTTCAGGAACAGTTGCTTCAGCGACACTTGCTGGAACAGCCACTTATGCCACAACATCAGGAACATCTGTAAGCATTTCGGGAAGCATTACTAACAATCAAGTTTCAGACTTTACTTTGGGAACTGTAACAACAATTTCAGGAAGCATAACTAAATCTCAGGTTAGCGATTTTACTTCAGGAACAGTTGCTTCAGCGACACTTGCTGGAACAGCCACTTATGCCACAACTTCGGGAACTGCTAGTTATTCAACTACAAGCGGTACTGCCGTAAGTGTATCTGGTTCGGCAATAACACGCAGTCAAATAAGCGATTTTGCTAGCGGTACTGTTGCTTCAGCTACAAACGCTTCAACTGCTGCAATTTTAACAACTTCTGGAACAGTAACTATGAGTGGAACTGTGGGTTCTTTTATTGTTCGTGGAACTGCTGGAACTTCAGGGCAAGTATTGGTTTCTAATGGTGTTGGAACTCCGCCTTTTTGGAGTGCAATTACTCCTGGTAGTGCTATAACTGCTGGAACTGCTTTTTTTGCTTCTACCTCTGGAACTGCAACGACAATCTCAGGTTCTATAACTAAATCTCAGGTCAGCGATTTCACTAGCGGAACTGCAACAACAATCTCAGGTTCTATAACTAAATCT